CTTCCCTGTGAAGGCTCCAGAGTCCTCTGTGACGGTTAAACAGGTGGGTGCTATGCAGCAGCTAGAACTTTGGAAAGCATATCAGAACCACTGGTGCGAACATAAACCAAGCATCACTGTTTATTACACTGATAACGAGTTCCTGCAAGTAGCACAGTGGATATGGGAGAACTTTGACTTGTGTAGCGGGATTAGTTTGTTGCCATATAGTGACCATGTATATCAACAAGCTCCTTATGAGGACATCGACGCTGAGAAGTATGATGAGTTAGTAGCAGCAATGCCAGCGGGTGTGGATTGGGATGACCTAGAGAAGTACGAGGAAGAGGATAACACGACAGGAAGTCAGGAGTTAGCATGTGTAGGTGGTGCATGTGAGATAGTGTAGATTGTAGGTACTAAAAAGCCCTGTGTAGATGACTGCACAGGGCTTTTTTGTTACTCTGGTACTTGACTAAAGAAAGCTCCTAAACCTAATCCTACTTTTTGACCTGTTAATAACTGCTGTAGCCTTTCGTCAAATCCTTTAGGCAAAACCACTCCTTTATTTTCGGCAGCTTTAGCTGTTTTAATCATGTTTATTACTTTTTCTATGTTTTTTGGTGCTATTTCTCTAGAAGCTAAAAAAGAAGGTATAAAACCTTTCAACAATATTCCCACTTTAGGGTTTCTAACAGCACTAAACTCACCCTGCGCCACGGCTAACTGAAAACCAGATCCTCCAGACTGTACACGCTCTAAAATAGATAGCTCGTCAAACAACGTATCTAGTTGTTTTTGTGCTACTGTTCCTTTAAACAACTCGTCAAAAGTTTCTTTAAACTTTGGCTCTGCTAGTTTTTTTCTTAGTTGCTGAAAAGACTGGATAGAACTGTCTGGCCCTACCTTTAAAACTTGTGCTAAAAACCCCTTTCTGATCCCTTCCATTGGGTCTGCGTCTAAACCTTTTACCTTACTATCTTTTGGCAATTTAGTTTTGTACTGAGCAGCTAGTTTTTTAAGTTCCTTTACTTCTTTAATGCCGTATGTGAGTCCATCAGCAGTCAACATAGCTCCTATTTGAACAGGGTCATTTACTTCCAAAGCCTTTTTTAAATATGTACTAGTAACAACATTTTTACCTTTATTGTACATGTCTGTTACTTCGTCATACTGCTTTTTCAAAGCAGGGCTTAGTGTACCAGCGGCCTCGTCCATTGCTTCTTTAAGCATGTCTGCTGTAGCGGCTAATACTTCTATTCTGTCTGGGTCTTGTTCAGTAGAACGTATTGCTTTATTAAGACGCGCTTTTACTTTGGAAAGTCGTTTATGTGCTTCAAAAAAAGATAAATCATCTGGTATTGTTTCAAGATAATTAACCGCTGTTTTAGTAGCACTGGTTGGGTATTCTACTAAGGAGCTTTCTATAAGCTTCCCTTTGTCAGTGTATTTTGGTTTAGCGCGAAAGTCTTTTTTAAAGCTATCTGCAAGAGATGTAGCAGCTTCTGAAGACCGTACAGTAACTTTTTTTCCTAACGCGTCTATGTTTTTATACAGAGGGTCTACTATTTCTCTCAAGGCTTGGTCTGTTTGTGTTATTAAGGCTTGTAAAACCTCTCCTTGTTTTGTAGGCCCAGCAGCTTTAAAACTTAGCAACAGTTGTTCTGCTTGTTCTCCCATGTACTTGCCATAAGAATCTAAGTAGTTTTTGACCGTTCCTTTAGTTACTTGAGAAACTTTAGCAATGTTCGTCAAAATCTCAGCTTTCTTACTGTCGCTAACCATAGAAGGCAATAAACTAGCGTTATAAGTTTTTAGTTTTTCCTGTAAGTCCACTATAACTTGTTTTTGTTTTTCAGTAAGGAGAGTCTTATCTTTCAAACCTTTTCTAGTTGCTTTAACACCAGCACCTACTGCGGGAAAAGCTACACCAAAAACAGTGCCAAAAAGCGCCTCTGTTTGTGCAGCATCCATTGCTTCCTGAACAGCTAAATCAGGATTGAAATCCCTACCTTCTATTAAAGCTTCAGCGCCTTCTCCTGCAAGCCTGCTTCCATAAACAGCAGCAGTAGTTGCTGCAACACCAGCCCCTAAACCACCAACAAAAGCTCCTGGAGGGCCAAACACAGAACCAGCAGCAGCTCCTTTTGTAGTAGCAGGGCCAGCAACTGCAAGTGCCGATCCAATTTCTAACACAGGCGAAATCCAATCTGCCCAAGTTTCTGGGTCTTCTGGTTCAGGATCAACTACGTCTAACAACTGACTAGCCCTCACAGCTTCTATTTCTGTGTTAAAACCCTTATTAAGCTGGTCAAGCATAGCCTGATCTGTTACTAAAGTCATGCCACCTGTACTGCTTGCGGTTGGGGACTGCCCTACAGAATTTAACTCTAGGAGCATGTCAGGGTCTACTACTTCTCGAAAAGACATTATTTAGTTTCCTTAACTTTTACGCCTGTGAAAAACCAGCCTTCTGTTTCTGGATCACGCAACACAAACTCGCCATTAATCACGCTAAGAGGGTTATTAGGTTTGTCTTCTGTTTTTAGATAACTAGCATACTCTTTAGAGTTATAATCTACGTTTGAAGACACTCCCATCAAACTTCTTTTAAAGTTATCGTAATGTTCTCTAACTAAATCTATTTGCTCGTTAAACGCCTTTACACCTAACTGGGGATCAAGGGCTGTAACAGCAGAAATTAAAAGACCTATTTCTAAATTACTAACACTACCTAAAGCTCCACCAGTAGGTGAGTTTTTTCTCATGTCTTGTAACTCGTCAAAACCTAGATTGGCTTGTAAGCTTTTAATAATTTTTGCTAATGCTCTTGAATCAGTGCCAAAAGGCAAACGAGAAAGAACAGCATATTCTCCTGTCCTAGAAGAAGCGCCAGCACCGCCAAAGCCGCCTTCTCCTTTAGCAAGTTCTTTTGCTTTTGTGGTTTTAGCTAATATCTGATCTAAAGCAAATAGTTCGTTCTGCGTCTTCTCCATCTTTTTCAGTCTTAACTGAGCAGCTTCTGGCGTGTCTACAAGTTCCCCTCTAGTGCCGTTTGTCAGATTATTAACTCTATATTTACCATTCTCTAATGATTCAATTTCTAACTGAGGCAAACCAGTAACGCCTAGTTCTCTAATAATAGCCCCTGTTTTTTTATTAATTACAGAGGTGCTTGTGTAACCAGTAATAGGGTCTGTTCTCTCAATCGTGTCTGTTTCGACATTATTAGAATCCCACCAATCTCCATAAGACATTGTAGGCAAACCAGCCGCATCGTTAGATGCTTTTAATTCGTCCCATATTTTTTTATCTGGTGATCTATTGTCTGCTATTTTATCTCTATCTAACCATTTACCAAAAACTGGAGTAGTCAGCCCTGCCGCATCATTAGCTGCTTTGACTGCTTCGTGTAATCTTTGTTGCTCAGTCAGTTCAGCAGTTTTTGGAGGAAGGTCTATAAATTGTTTTGTAAGTGCGTTATATAGTCTACCATCAACAGTAATTAAATTATCTTTAGGCTTTGCAGAGCCTTGTGGCCCAGAAATAAATACAGAGTCCACTGTATCAAATATATTACTACCTACAACTTTATAACGATCTTTATCGGCTAATTCAGGCAAAAAATCTTTCATATTATCAGGTGTTAGTTTCCCTGATAAAGCCAAGGGAACTAGTGTAGGGTCTATCTTGCGAATGTAATCTGCAAAACCTTCCTTTGCTTGTTGCTCTTTCAACAAAGTAGATTGCTTTGTTGCTTCTGCTTTTTCTTTCTCAGCCCTGACCCTACCTTGCTGTGCAAACTGCGCCACCAGCGCAGATTCTTTTTCTGGAGCATACTTGCGTACAATCTCAAGAATCTTAGGCTGGTGTGCTGGGTTGTTAATGTCTAAGCCCTGCATAGATGCTCTAGCCACTTCTTGGTTAGTGCGCGTATCAGCGCCTGTCATAGCACCCAAGCCTCTACGTAGCCCTGTACCTGCTGACTGTGCAGCACCTAGTATAGACTCTCTGTAAGAAGACGGTACAGCTTTCTGAGTAGGCTGAAACAAACCTTCTGTGAGCATTCCTGTTAAATCTGTTGATTGTGCCATTGTTCTGTCTCCTTAATAGTCGTATTCTGAACCGCTATAATCTATGTTATCTTCAAAAGAAGTAGGGTCATTCATCGCGCTAGCAATCTGATCTGGTGTGAAACCCATCATCAAACCATCTCTAATTTGAAAAGGATTTGCAGAACCAAAATCAAGCGCATCGGCTAAGAAGCTGTAGTCGCTTGTGGAAGAGGTTTCACCACCTCCTAACCAGCTAGGTAACTTTTGAAGAGCGGAACTTAACAAACCCCCACCAAAGCTACCAGTTAAAGGGTCTTGTCTGCCTGCTATAGACGCTAATAAGTTTTTGTTAAGCTGTAGCTGTGCTTCTTGAGACAACTGAGTACCTTGCAACAGCGCTTCAATACCAGCTAATCCAGACTTAGCACCTAACTCAGCACCTGTTCTGCGACCAATATCAGCAAACCCACCAGGAATCTGACTAGCCTCTAGCAACGACAGTGCTTGTTGCTGTGGTTGATAACCAGCAGACTGTAGCATACCACCTAACTGACCAGCCTGTAGCATCTCAGCTTGTGACTGCTGACGCGCACCTAAGTTAGCACGGGCCATTGCTTCCTGTCGTGCAGTCTCTTGTGCCAGCAGCTCAGGGGAAGAACCACCATAAGCGTCAGAGCTTAAACCTAAGCGCCCTTGTGACAACATACGCTCTTCTAATGCTAAGCGTTGACGTTGTTCTTCAGGACGCTGTACGGCCCTCATCTGCTCATAGAGCTGCGCTTGTGCCGCAGCAGGGTCTGCGCCCACCTGACCAAACAAGCTACCCGCCTGACCCATTAACTGCTGTTGCATAGCCTGTTGCTCTGGGCTTAGTTGTGTAGTAAAGCCACCAGAGGAGTCTGTACCTACACGCGCTAGATTGCTAGTAACAGTGTAGGGTTTAAACGCTGCTGTTTCTGCGCCACGCTGTCCTACCTGCTCTGCCATTTCTAAACCAGCACGACCTACCTCGTAAGGAGCAGAGATAGCTTCTTGACCTAGATAAGCCTGTCCAGCAGTGCCTAGAATATTCTGTAAGTCTATACCACCTCCCAATAGACCACCTAGAACGCCACCTAAAGCAACCTCACCAGCGCCTACTGAGCTAGGTGCAGAAGGTATGCCAGTAAGTCCTACAGTGGTAGGAGCAGCTACAGGAGCCTGTGTAGGCAGTGTAGTGTCAAATCCTGTGTTGCCGAAAGCTATCATGTCGTTACCACGGCCTAACATATTGCGATACTCGTTTACAAGATAGGGGTTAAGATTAGGGTTAGTCTGTGTAAACGCATTAAAAGTTTGTAAACGATCTCCTCCATACTTATTAAGGTTATTTTGGCTAAACTCTATCTGCCTTCTGCTAAAATCGTCTACCATCTCGTTTGTAACATTTTTAGGCAATACAAGACCACCAGCACCCCCATTAACAGGCATAGACACGGGAGGCAACATACCACCAAAAGCACCGCCAATGGTTTGAGCAGGGGCGTTTAAGCCTCCTCCTTGTGCAACACCTATAGCAGTTCGTGGATCGTTAATGCGGTTAGGTGTGCCACCAGCAAACATTGTAGGTTGGCGGCGAAACATCTGATCCTTTAACATAACCATTAGTACGATCCTCCAGTAATTGTATCAGCCGTCAGTGTGCCTGTGACGTTTACGGTAGCGGCTGTAACAGTACCAGTAAAAGTAGGAGCAGCAGTGTCAGCCTTGCTGTTTACCGCTGTAGCTATGTTAGTGTATTCTGCGTCAATCTCTGTACCACGTACAATTTTGTTAGCGTTACCAGAAGCAAGAGCATCTTTAGCCGCAAAGTTAGTGGTCTTTGTATAGTTGGACATTTAGATAAGTCTCCCTAGTAAAGCGTGTATGTCAATTTTTTGAATAGAAAAAGCTACGTTGTCTATCTGTGCTTCAATACCAATGGTAACAATAGAGCCGCTACCTCCAGTATTAACAGAAGGTGTGTTCACTAAAGCGTCTATACCGCCTGAGTATTCTGCTATTGCATACTCTGAAACACCATACTGAGCAATAACGTTAGAAGCGGAAAAAGTAAATGCTTGTTTGTTGTAAGCGTCTGTATAGTCATAACCCCAGTTAAGCGTTATGTCAGTACCGTGTGCGCCTACAATAGTTAAGTTAAATTTCTTTAAGAACTTAAGATTAGAAGCGTTACCAAAGTCTGTAGGATTACTAAAGTAACGTAGCTGATAAGTAGCTGTACCATCTAGGTAGCCTGCGTATTTAACAATACCTGTAGACTTGCCTATGTAGATAGTCTTGTCTTCTAAACGTGCAAAGGACAGAGGGTCTAGTTCTGTCCATGTAGTAGCCCTGTGCGCCCCAGACTGGTCTATAGGGCCACGCATATCAAAGCAGTACACAGTATCAGTAGAGGGTAAAGAAAGCAGGTAGAAGGCTTCGTCTGCACTGTAGACAGTCTTAATAGGTAGCTGCTCTACGTTTACCTTTTCCATTAAGTCGTTACGCACGTTTCTGCTAATGTCACGCATAGGCATGGACTTTTCTTGTATAGTCCTACCAAAGTTACGTACACCTGCGTCAGACAAGAATAGTATATCAGTGCCTGTATGCTGTACTGAGTCACGAGCTATGCAACCAACGCCCTCTATAGTGTCTTCAAGCGTCATGGAGGCAGGAGAGGAGGCTCCTGAGTACACGAGTATAGACTGCTTACCAAAGATGATTAGAAAGCCATTGTGAGCTGCTAAGGACACTATCTCATCAAAGCCTGTAGGCCATACCAGAGTAACGTCAAGGTTACCTGCCGCACCTCCGTGAAACTTGTTTCCTAATAAAGTATCTGACCAGTAGACAGTATGCTTGTTACCTGTCAAGTCTGCTACCCAGAGTTTACCGTAGGCTGCTAAGACTTCATTGCCTGAAGGAGCTGCATGTCCACCATCTACTGACAAAGCTAATGTAGTAGAGCCAGCAGTAGACACCAGAGGAGCATGACCACGCTGGTAGAAGTGTACGTTGTTATTAAACGACACAATCTTCCAGTTGTTAGCTGTTATGTTATAGCCGCTTGGTAAAGTTACTTCAGCCAGTGTAGTAGTACCAGTAAATATCTTGTTGTTGCCTACAGAGAACACAGTCTCAGTGCCATCTCTAGCAACAAACTCAAAGATACCTTCTATACCACGGCTACTGCCCAACACATTAGAACCGTTAGTAGTGACTGTTTCCCAACCTTTACGCGCCCCTATACGGCCTAGTTTGTCAATGACACAGTTGTCAGCAATAGCAGCAAACGATGGGTCTACGCCTATTGGTGAATCCTGAGTATTGAGTCCAGCAAATCCAGGGGCTGCAATAGTAATGTTCTGTAGCTGTTGAGCCATTATGAGTACCAGATAGTTTCTTCAGGATGTAATGCAGCGTCCATTGCTATAGCATCTGCCATTGAAGCATCAGCTAGTGCAAAGAGTTCCGCTGCGCTAGTACCGCCAGTCTCTCCTCTCTCTCGTGCTGCTAACGCTGTAGCCATACGAACAACAGGATTAAAAGGTATGTTCAGAGGGTCTGTGTCGTTGGTGAAGTCTGTAGTACGCAGTACCACATTAAAGCGTAGTGTGTATGCCTTGTCAGGTATGGGATATAGATCGACACCGTTGATACCGTTAATGCTGTAGTATTGAGCAGTACCTTTAGGAACACTAGCAAAGTCTAGGAAAGCGTTATCAAACCACTGTGAGGCTCTGTACTGTAAGAAAAAGTTATTACTATCATTAGTAACATCTAGTATTTTAATAGTGTTGTCAGCGCCTGTAAGAACGTAGTTAAACACGTTAGCCTGCGTATCTACTGTCAGTGTGTTACGTAGTCCTGTCCAGTCCCAAGCGTTCTCTACAGAGCGTTTAGCGTCATTGACATACTCACCTATTAGTTTAGAGTAACTATTCTCGCCTACGGTAGAGACTTCGTTTTCACGCAGCCTTACCAATACCTTGTTAACTAGTTGTAAGTATGTCATTAGAAATTATAACTCCGTCCAAGTATAGGGTCTTCATATAAAGTATCTTCAAAAAAGTCATCTGCTGGTGTGTTTAAATCTACGTATTCCAGTGGCTCAATATCTAAACCAATTTCAGTTTTAAACTTAAACAACTCGTCACCAAATAATTTATCCGTAGTTGCTGTAGGTGAATACTGCAACATTCTATTAGTCCCTAACGAAAGGTCAATAGAGGGTAAGTCAATGTTTGGTGAGTCAATAGAAATATTAGGTAAAGCATTTCTAACAGCGGTGTCTAAAGCAGAGAACGCATCGCCAATAGGTTGTGTAATCTCGTCATCAATAACTTTACCTG